AGATGTTGGCCTGTTTTACATGGAGCACAAAATGCCAATGAAAAAAGGTTACTCAGACAAGACCATTTCCAAGAATATCAAAATGGAAATGAAATCAGGCAAGCCTCAAAAGCAAGCCGTTGCAATGGCACTTGGCATGGCTACTAAGTCGGCAAAAGCCGCTGGCAAGCCTAGCAAAGCACCAATGAAAAAATGATTAAGTCAGCCGCAATCATTAAGAACAAGACTCTCGCCCCGTGGCGGGAGTTGCGTTTGCAAAAGCGCAAACTCAAAAAAGAGCAAGCCATTGAACGCAAGTTGAATAAAGTCTACTATCCATCACCGATTGGCGCACAAGTTATTGATGTACCTGATGAGACAATTGAAGTTGTTGAGACTGTTGATGACAGCCCACCAACTCGTGAGGAAATGTTACAACAGGCTGAAGCCATTGGCATGAAGGTTGACAAACGCTGGTCAGATGCGACACTGTTGAAACACATTGAGGAATCAGCATGGGCTACACAAAACGACAATTCATAAGCGCATCCTTTGAGGAAATCGGGCTTGCGTCTTATGTATTTGATTTACAGCCTGAACAGCTTGAATCTGCCTTGCGTAGATTAGATGCAATGATGGCAGACTGGAACGCCAAGGGTATCCGCTTGGGTTATCCTTTGCCATCCAGCCCACAAGATAGCAGCCTAGATGAAGAAACCCTTGTGCCTGATTCGGCTTATGAGGCCATTATTTGCAGTCTAGGCATCAGGCTTGCGCCAATGTTTGGCAAGACAGTGATGCCTGATACAAAAGTCACTGCCAAGCAGGGTTATGATATTCTGTTGCAAAGAGCCACATTCCCGCTTGAACAGCAACTGCCTGCAACAATGCCTGCTGGTGCTGGCAATAAGCCTTGGAGGGTCTACGATAATCCTTTTATCAGACCACCAGCCAATCCAGTTACTGCTGGCCCTGATGGGCCTCTCGAATACTATTAAGGACAGTCATGCCACAAATCAATCAGTTACCAGTACTCAGCACTGTTTCAAGCGGAGACCAGTTACCCGTTTATTCTCCCAATAATGGGGATGCAAGACGTTTGTCCATTGGCAATCTGTTGACGTTTTTCCAGCAGACTTTTGCATCGCCAACGCTGTCGGTGAATCTGTATGTGCCTGGCTCTGGATTCAACATCACAGTGCCAACTCCTGTAAGCCAAGACCAATGGATGCTGTTGCAACCCGCTGGAACACTGGCAACTGGCACGATCACCTTGCCTTTGAATACTGGTGTGCCTGATGGCACTACGGTGCTGATTACAACTACTCAAGAGATCACATCGCTAACCATTGCGCTAAATGGTGCGACTGCTCTTTATGGTGGTGTGACATTCTTGGGTGCTGGTACAGCAACAGCAATTCGTTTCTATCAGCCCACAAACTCTTGGTATCAGATTAATGCTGATGCAGTTTATGGCGCAAACGTACAGGCATTTTTGGCTGTGCCATCAAGTGCAAATCTACGAGCGGCAATGACTGATGAAACTGGCACTGGTTCATTGGTATTTGCAAATACACCAACATTGGTAACGCCAGTTATTGGTGCGGCTACTGGCACAAGTTTGACTGCATCTGGCACTATTGTTTCAACTGGCACTGCTGGCGTGGGTTATGCAACAGGCGCAGGCGGCACAGTAACCCAAGGTTCAAGCCGCACCACTGGCGTAACATTGAATAAGACAACTGGTGCAATCACGCTATTTAGCGCAGCTGGTTCGGCTACTGCCGCAACCTTTACTGTAACCAATAGCACTGTGGCGGCAACTGATGTCATTATCCTGAATCAAAAGTCGGGCACTGATCTATATGACTTGATGGTCACTGCTGTGGCGGCTGGTAGTTTTAATATTACTTTCCGTACCACTGGTGGCACAACAACTGAACAGCCAGTATTTAACTTTGCTGTTATCAAAGGCGTGACTGCATAATGGCAACGAAGCCTAAGTCATCTGTGAATGAGGCTGGCAACTACACGAAGCCAACCATGCGTAAGCGGCTCTTTGAGGAAATCAAAGGTTCGGCTGTGCAAGGCACTGCGGCTGGCGAATGGTCGGCTCGCAAAGCCCAACTATTGGCAAAGAAGTACAAAGAAAAAGGTGGCGGTTATAAATGAAAGCCACACAAAAAAGCCTCAAAGATTGGTCAAGCCAAAACTGGCGCACCAAGTCTGGAAAGCCATCGTCTGAAACAGGCGAGAGGTATTTGCCTGAGAAGGCGATCAAGGCACTGACAGCGGCTGAGTATGCGGCAACCACAAGGGCAAAGCGTGAGGCTACTAAGGCCGGAAAGCAGTTTGCCAAACAGCCTAAAAAGATTGCAGAAAAGATCAAGGGGTTCAGATGAAAGACCCAAGACTAACTCGTGCTGGCGTTGAGGGATTTAACAAGCCAAAGCGCACCCCAAGTCACCCAACCAAAAGTCATGTTGTTGTGGCAAAGTCTGGTGATGAAGTAAAGTTGATTCGTTTTGGTCAGCAAGGCGTTTCTGGTTCACCAAAGCGTGAAGGTGAATCTAAAGCTGATAAAGCAAGGCGTGAATCATTTAAGTCACGTCATTCTGAAAATATTGCCAAAGGCAAGATGAGTGCCGCATATTGGGCTGATAAGGTGAAGTGGTAATGCAAATACCTATCTTAAACGGCATCTACACCGACAGCACCCCTGAACTGCGTACAGCGTACCCAGTGAATCTTGTGCCTGTGCCAAAACAATCAGGCATCAGCAATGGGTTTCTGCGACCAGGCGATGGGATTATTTCCAACGGCACAGGACCAGGTGTTGACCGTGGCGGCATCAACTGGCAAGGCAACCTATATCGAGTGATGGGTACAAAGTTAGTGGAGATCGACAGCGCAGGCGCAGTGACCATTTTGGGCGATGTGGGTGGGCCAGTAGATCAACTGGTGACATTTGATTACAGCTTTGATTTACTTGCGATTGCATCCGGTGGGCGCTTGTATTACTGGAATGGCACAACATTGACGCAAGTAACTGACCCTGACTTGGGCGTGGTGCTTGATGTGGTGTGGGTCGATGGTTATTTTATGACCACAGATGGCGAATTCTTGATCGTCACAGAACTGACAGACCCAACTCAAGTTAATCCTTTGAAGTATGGAAGTTCTGAAGTTGACCCAGACCCAGTGGTTGCGCTATTGAAGTTGCGAAATGAAATCTACGCATTGAATCGCAATACGATTGAGGTATTTGATAATGTGGGCGGTGAGTTATTCCCATTTGCACGAATCGATGGCGCACAGATACAAAAGGGCGTTGTTGGGACATTTGCTTGCTGTGTTTTTATTGAGCGCATTGCGTTTTTAGGAAGTGGTCGCAACGAAGCCCCAAGCATTTACGTTGGAGCAGCCGCTGTTGCAAATAAGATCAGCACACAAGAAATTGACAATCTTTTGCTTGAATACACCGAGGCACAATTATCCTTGGTCAAGTTAGAGGCAAGAAATGATAAAAGTCATCAACATCTTTATGTGCATTTGCCTGATCGCACCATAGTTTATGACGCATCAGCATCCGAGGCATTACAGACTCCTGTCTGGTTCACGCTGACTACAACTCTAGATGGGTTTGCACAATATCGAGCTAGAAACATGGTTTGGGTGTACGACAAGTGGATGGTTGGCGACCCACAGTCCACCAATATCGGTTACTTGGTGCAAGACACAGGCCATCATTGGGGTCAGCAAGTGCGTTGGGAGTTTGGCACATTGATTGTCTACAACGAGAGCAATGGGGCAATTTTCAACGAGATGGAACTTGTCAGCCTGACGGGTAGCATTGCATTGGGCAAAAACCCAAAAATCAGTACCAGTTATTCTTTGGATGGGCAGACTTATTCACAGGAAAAGTTTATCTCTGTCGGCACGATTGGCAACCGCCAAAAGCGTCTTGCTTGGTTTCAGCAAGGGCATATGAGGAACTGGCGCATACAGCGTTTCCGTGGCGATAGTGATGCCCATGTATCCTATGTGCGCTTAGAGGCACAGATTGAAGCATTGGCATACTGATGGCAACCGCACCAGTTTCCCGCAGACTTAACTTGACCCGTGACCAGCTTGCGGAGTTCTTGACCGATCAGCAACAGATTAGACAGTTTGAATTGCTGTTTTCTACGGTTGACCAACTTCAAGTAATTGTTGGAACTGACTTTGAGTATCAGGCCGATAATGCAGCGGCAACAGCAAACGAAGCATTAGCACAATTAAGTGCCTTGGCGCAAGAGACTGGTGTTAATGATGCAGCATTAAGCGCAAAGACACAGGATGCACTAGACAGGATTGCATTGCTAGCGCAAGAAACTGCGGTGACTGTGGCATTGGCTGAAAGTAAAGCAAATCAGGCTTTGGCATTGGTGGATAAACTTAATAAATCTGTTGAGGGTTTACAGATGACCCCACCACCACGAGAATTCAAACGTGCAAGATATGGGTCGTTTTACGACACCACCACCCAGACAGCGACAGTTATCAATACAGCCACTGCCGTCACGTTCAATAACACTGATCTTAGCAATGGCGTTTATCTTGGAACTCCCACCTCACGCATCATTGTGGACAGTGAGGGCATCTACAACTTTGATACCTCATTCCAATTGGATAAAACCACTGGAGGCACGGCAGAGTTCTATTTTTGGTTTAGGCTCAACGGTGTCGATGTGCCAGACAGCGCAAGTCAAATAAGGATTCAGGGTAATAATGCTGAGATTTTTTCATCGCTGAATTACTTTTTTGACTTAAAAGCCAATGATTATGTTGAATTGATGTTTTCAACCACAAGTCTTAGTGTTGAGATTGCCGCATTTGCTGCAGCTGCACCGCACCCAGGCATTCCATCCATAATTCTCACAGTCAACAACAATATCGGAGGTGTCCAATGACAGTTACAGTAAAAGTGCTAATCCCTGCAAAACAGGCAGAAAACGCACAGACCACCCAATATACCGCAACAAATGTCAAGGCAATTATTGACAAGTTCACGGTGACCAATACCAGTGCCAACAATGTGACTTTCAGTTGCAACTTGGTGACCAGTGGTGGTTCAGCAGGCGCATCAAACCTGATTATTGATACACGTACCATCGTGCCAGATGAAACCTATACTTGCCCTGAATTGGTAGGTCAGGCATTAGACGTTGGTGGTTTTATTTCTACAATCGCAGGGGCGGCAACATCCCTGACCATTCGAGCATCAGGCCGAGAAATTTCATAAGGAGCTAGAAATGAAAGAATTTATGGTTATCCCACGGGGCTTTAATGGCTTGCCGATGGAAGAAGAATTTTTGACCAACGCAGAGAATAAAAAGAACTATGCCGTTGCGGTGGCTGATTGGAACTATGGCCCTGAAATGCCAACCAATGAGCCTGGTGCAAATAAGGAGTTTTACGTAGGATTGGCAGAGGCAATGCAGTGCGATGAAAAAGACGCAAGACGTAAGCATTGCTCGAACTGCGAGTATTACGATAACAGCTTTATGACCCAAGTCAGAATTGAGCGCATCCCAATGGCGGCTTATGACAAGGGCGCTGGGTTCAGGGGTCATTGCGAAAAGCTGAACTTTATCTGTAACGATATGCGGGTTTGTCAGGCTTGGGAAGACAGAGAATATGAGGATTGACCTTTTGTCAATTTGTGCGAAAATCAAGCCGCTGAGTTCTGGCATCCAGCGGCCTGCCCTAATT